TGGATAGTATCCATGATGATGGTGGTGCCTAAAACCTGGTTGTGCCTGGACTGACACACAACCAATAAGTAACATCAAAGCGATAAGTCGTTTCATATACGCCTCCTATAGTCGAGTATACTATATTTAACGTTTCGTGTCAACCTTTGGTTGACTGGTTTGGTTAGACGCCGCGGTCTTTGTTCATGGCCGATTTGGCAGCCGAAGCCACAATGTCTTGTGCTTTGTTCACTGGCATGGCAACATCAGGTTGTCCTGCCCCTTTGAACATCAACACGCCTGTGTTTGGATCCATGGGTTCCAACAAGTTACTAAGAGGCTCTTGACTTACAACATCGGCTAGATTCTGGGCAGTGATGTTGATATCCAGATCATTGGCCAGTTTGATAAACGCATCTTGGCTGATTTCTTTTCGAGCATGAGTATTGTTGGCACGACCATTGAGGAACTGCACAAGGCCTGACAGTTGTTCAGGGTCTGGCGTAGTCGCCATGCCCATGTCAACTTCGAATATTTTCATTATCTCTTGGCGCGGCCTAGCGCGGCAGCAGGAGGTTCAGCACCGGCTTCGGCGGCTGCGGCATCTAATTCTGCATCAGCGCCCATCTCAGCACCCATGTCGCCTGCGGCGGCCATGTCAGCACCTGCGGCGGCCATGTCGCCTGCACCTGCGGCAATGTCAGCGCCCATAGCACCAGCGGCTGCGGCACCAGCAGGTGCTTGTCCTGTTACAACATTAAATGCGGCATCAAGTTGTTGGTTGGCACCTTGCAGGTTTTGCACCAGTCCGGCCAATGCGGCGGTAGCATCTGAATTGAATTGTGTGGCTTGATCAATACCAACTTGATTCTTGATTGAGTCAACCAAGGCAGGCAATTCTTTGAATTGCAATTCTGTAACATCTTCCAACATGCCTTGCATCTTGTCAACCATGTCTTGTGCAGCCAACACCACTTGGGCTTGTTGTACTTCACTTTCGTTGAGACGATGCATTGCACGACGCAAACGGCTTTCGGCCTGCATCATTGCGGCACCGGCCACAAGTTTTTGTTCTTCGGGATTTAATTGTTGTCCGCCGGCAGATTTTTTCAATGCGGCAGCCAGTTTAGGATCCTGTGGAGGTTTTGCACCAGTAGGGGCGGCGGCACCAATTGCGCCAGGTTGTGCTGGGGCGCCAGCGGCAGCACCTGTACTGGCCACAGGTGGCAGTGTGGTTTCTTTTAGTCTGGCACTTAATGCCTGTTCCATCATTACCAGTTGCAGGTACTTGGGATTGGTTTCACTGCGATGACGGGCGGTTGTTCCACGGTGTTCTTTTAACACGCCTTGCACCTTGACCAACATCACACGAGTTTGATTGTGTGACAATTGATCAAAACGAATACGTGAACCAAAGTAACTTTCGAATACTTTGGCGATTTGTTTACTTGGCTTGGGAGCCGATAGTTCTTGCAGTTTCATTATTGAATCCTCTAATCTGTAGATATTTAGCCCGATTTACACAATTTTCTAATTCTGCGTCAACGGAATTATATAGGTCTATTTTGGGTTGAATCTTCATGTTTATGATTTCATAAAAATTCTCATGGCGTCCACGTTCGCCCACTGTCTTACGACAGTATATATCCGCGGCCAGGGCCTGTTTTTTACGGTCTAACACCAGTATTGAATTGCTTAGATTGTACTGTTGCTGATGATCAGCAGTGCACCAACTCATGGCTGATTTTTTACTGCTGAAACTGTGTATTTCTCTATCCCATGTGCTCACACAGAATCTTGAGTCTTTGGATTCAATACAGTATTTTCCAAATACCACAATGCCGCCTGCGCCATTATCTATTATGATACTATCAATGTTGCGTTTGAGCTCACGTTCGGCCCAGGCTTCTAGTTTTTGTTCTCGGGTCATTTTATTACATAATGGGAGATCATATATCCCAACGCCGCCATTAGTACCCCAATGGATCCCACGGCCCAGTTGAGCAGTTGATTGTTGCGCTGATCGTTCATTTGAGTCACTGTTTCATGTATTTCTCGAGCAGTTACTTTGACAGAAGCAACGTCAGTTTCTAAATTTTCTAGTTTGAGTTCTAGGTGGCGATAACGCTCTGCACACAGTTCAACGTGCGCTTCAAGACTTTTCTTTTCAATATCAGTTGTATCGGCCATGATTACTCCAATGCATTATTTACCGCAATGAACCAAATGTTTTGATCTTCGCCATTGGTGGTGATAGTAGGAGCCAGACTGGGTTGTTCTGTCAAGTTCAACATCATGGGTATTCCTTCACAATCAACTCTGAGTCCGGCCAAGGGATCAGGGTCTCCGTGCATTTCAAATACGCCTTCACTTTCACTTCGGAATTCAAACTCCCATACCCCGTCCGTTTCTACAGGCACAGTAAGGTCAGCAGGCTGTGTTCGCAAACTTATAATTTGTAACAGTGTTTCCCAGTTGCGTTGTTGGTTGCGCGAATGATTCCAGTCGTGTTGATTGTGTACAGATTGCCCAGCGCGATCTACAAATGGAATTTCACTTGATCTGAAATGACCGGTCACACCAGTGAGACTGCAATCAAAAAGAGTACGGCATATGATTTTCATTCTATGAGTATTTAATGCCAAAAAGAAACCCCGGAGTTTTTACGTCCGGGGTTGGTTCAACTAAAAACCAGTTGGTTATTAAGCAACCAAACTAGTGAATGTAGCCGCGTTGGATACGTTACCAGTTGGGATACCAATGTTCAAACCACCAGTTGCATTGGCTGTTTGAGCAGCCGCTACCAATGTTGCTGTTGTGTAAGCGCCACTTGGGTAGATAGCAATGTTGATTGTACCAGCAGTTGCACCTGCTTGGTAGAACGCAATTGTTCCGCCTGCACCGCCGCCAGTGATGCCAGCACCAGATTGGATTGCTTGGAACACATTGTTCAAATAACCGTTGACGTTACCAGCATTTGTCAATGCGGCATTTGCTGTCAATAAGAAGAAGTCTAGCTTTGGGCCAGACAACATCACTGGGCCTTGGGCCGCGACGTTTGCTGTACCAGCGATAGAACCGTTTGCTACGTCCAGTGCAAAGACTGGTTGGGTAGTACCATTTACTCTTGTGAATGTTGCCATTTCGATTTTTCCTTTAAGTTAGTGGTCTTGGAGGACCTGCTTTTATTTAGCCGAATTGGAAAAATCACGCCTGTTGAGGATTATTTCTCTGACGATTTTGAGCCGCAAAAGCATTGGGGTCAAATCTGTTTACTGCTTTTGCATAGCCCACAGGAGTGGCCATGACCCAGCCTTCTTGCCCCGGGTGCTCGGTATCTGCTTGGCGTAGCAGGTGCATTTTGACATTGTGTAGCAAGTTAAATGCATTAAATGCCGCGGCAAGTGCAGGAGTGTTACTTGTAGGGCTGTTCAAGTACTCTACAATATTACGGAACTTTTGTGGGGTTACCTTGGTTTCTAACCACTTGCCGAACTCAGGCAACAGTGTGGCACCGTTGAGTGGACTACCTACTTTGGTGTTGATAAAGTCCACACACAGTTTTGCTAGGTCTGTGATCTTGTGTGCTCGTAATTCTGTGGGGTTGAACAACGTATCAATCGCTCGCCCGCTGGTCTTGATCAACTGCTTCAATTGCTTTTCGACCTTGGTTTCAGTTTCAAGTGCTCGAGGGCTTGCTGGCCTTTCCAACATCAGTCCCGGAACCTCATTAAACTTTACTCCACTGAGTGGTTGACGTGCATCTCCTGCATCTGCATACATTGAGTGGATAGCAATACCAATATCACTAGCACCAATGCGTTGTCCTAGTGAACTCTTGACCGGAATTTTGTATTCCACTGTGTTGGGCCGGAACACATAGTTGCCTGCTTCCACAGGAGGTGTTGACATGTACAACAAGTCACCTTTGACATAGCCGCGGAAGTTTGGGGGCAGTGCGGCTTCTAGTATAGGAAACAATGTGGTATAGATTTGAATCAATTCAGTTCTGTCACCTGGACGATGACTTTGTATATCGGTCATCATTTCAGGACTTGTGGCAAGTCCATCGTAGCCTTTGGCTTCGAACCCCGAACCATCTGTTAACACAAACTCACCTGTGGCAGGCTTGCGTCCAAATATCACAGCAGGTTTGCCGTCCCACTTGGCTGTAACAGTTCGAGGTTGCTGAGTAGCATGGCTAACAATTTCAAGTGCGTCCTTGATGCCTTGTGTACCACGACGGAACACTAGATCTTCAAGATGTTCAATACCTTTGGCTCTGCCACCAACTCCGGCTTGCTCTGCTTCTACTAGAGCAATATAGCCCCGGTTCACAATACGATCACGTAGCCGTGCTAGAAAGTTAACGTCACTTTCTGCTACACCTGTTTCAGGTTCTTTTACACCTTCACGTGTGATATAATCACGGAAGTCTGCTAGTTTGGCATCACGATCAGGATCCATGGCCAAGGCCTTGTAAATGCTTTCCACAGTCATTAGTTGATTGCGTTTGTATTGTGGAGCCAGCAATATGCCAGCGGCTTGATCTGGATCCATTGTGACCATTCGATCTGTTTCACGACTGATGATGCCTTTGGCTGAGGCTTTGAGTCCCAGTGCTTTGGCAATGCTCGACATTAAAATATTTCGGAACACACCTTTGTAGGCTGATCCTGTGCCGCCGCCCAGCCAAAATGTACCCCATTCCATATTGGGCATGAACATAAAGTCTGTTTGTACATAGCCACGCTTGGGGTCGCCTTGTATGGGTGTTTTGAAGTGTACTGCTTCACCTGTAAGGCGTGTCCAGTCTTTAGGATCTTGTTTGTTTTTTGTGGACCAGGCATCTAGTATGCCCTTGAGTTCAGCCTTG